TGATCTGAGTGATTAAGTAATGCTGCTGATGCATCTTGTGCTGATTCAACAAAATCTGTTATAAGTTCTGGGGTTACGCTAAAGTTTAATTTACCAGTAGGATCATCATATGTTACTTCTATTCCACCTTCAGTATTAGAAGATACCATTCCGCCAACTACATCCTGAATTCTTTCATCTGTATTCTCTAATGCTAGATATGTATTTGCTGCATCTGAAGAATTTAATTTTGTTCCAAGTGACGTAGTAACTGTTGCGGCGAAAGATGCGTCATCATTAATTGCGGCTGCTAGCTCATTTAATGTGTCTAGAGCTCCAGGAGCTGCATCTATTAAATTAAATATAGATGTATCTGTATAAGACTTTGCGGTATTTAATACTGTAGTTGCAGAAGCATCTGCATAGGTTTTTGTTGCAAGGAATTGGCTAAGGTCATAGTTCTTCCATAGACCAGTTGTTGAATCATATACTAATGCATTTTGATTTGCTGGTGATTGAATTAAAACATCATGGATCTCTCTTAATTCAAATCCATTTTGTATCTTTACAAATATTGAACCATTATTTGCATTTCCTCCAAAAACAACAATTCCTAAAAATACTAGGTGTTGTGGAGCATACGGCTTATTTGCTAGGCCAAATATTTTACTTCCTGGAGTAACTCCTAGCCATACAGGGTCTCCATCTGAGGCTCCTATAGTATTAATGCTTTGAAGTAATCCTTCTGTAATTATTTGACCTTCAGAGTTTACAGATATATTTTCTGCTGCTATTCCAAATGTCTTACTAGATAATAACTCTGAATTAGAAGAAGCTAGTGATACTTTTAATTTTTTACTTGCACCTTCAGATCCAGATATATAAACTGGAGATCCTTTTGTAATTGTTGCGCCTGTATTATTTATGGCAGTTTGATAAATTGTTCTAGCAACATCTGGAGCGGCTACTGAAAGTCTAATTTGATTTGCTACATCGTCATATGTTGCTATTAAGTTTGTGTGGTCTGTGTGTCCAAATAAAGCTCCTGCAGCATCTTGAGCTGTTTCATAACTAATAGCATAAGAAGCAAGGTTGGCTATTTTATAGTCATGAGAGTTTGTATCAATAGAGCCATTTGCTCCAACTTTAGTTTGAAGGGCTTCAATTGCATCATTTGCATTTGCATGCTGAGATGCATGTGGGACTAACTGGACAGAATCATTAGAGGCTGGATTTATCAGCGTATCTTTTGAAGTTGGGAAGTTAGTAGCCATTTTTCAATTATACCGCAAAAACTGCTAACTGGCCACGGTCAAGCATTGAATTTGTTCTAATAATTTTTTCATATTACCACTTACCAAGTGGGCAGGTTGCTTCTTTTAATTTAGTTTTTACTGCCATAAAACATCCGCATTTTTTACACGTTTTAGTAAGATTTATTAGCTCAGGGCATGCCTTACAAATATCATATCTGCTATCTGCTAATTCTTCTGTAGCATATTCCGTATTTGGATTTAAAAAATCCCAGGGTTTTACGCTTCTAGATTCTTTTTCTTGATATTTTTCCCATTCGTTTTTCATATAATTATTCCATTTCTCCTGGTATTACAAAATCATCATTTATATATTTCCAGCCTACGCCAATCATTTCTGCATATTTATGCTTTTCTAAGGTCCAGCCAACTAGTTTAGGGCTTGAAAGCAATATTGCTCTTATTTTTTCTGGACATATAAGAGTATCAATAACTTGATTGTTTTTTATTAATTTAATGGCAAATAAGTTATTATCTTGACTTACATAAGAGATATCTTCTTCAAAATCTTCTATAGTTTCCATTAAATCTGAAAACCATCTGTCCGTTGGCATTGTTGCTACAACCGTATCTTCAATAATAAAAGCTAGGGGTTTATTCCCCTCTATATTATTATCAATCCTGTTTTGCTTAACCCCTGGAGAAGACCAGTTAATTTCAGAATATATAATCATTATTAATTATACCGCCTTTCTAATATGCTTGTCAATTATATCAAGCATAGCAGGTAACTCTACTTCCATCTGAATTCCTTGGGGCGGAGCATGCTCCAACACTATAGCATTGGTAATAGTTTGAACTTGCTGAATTATTTACATCATAGTCTTTACATTGATATCCAGAAATGCTTTTAGATACATTTGGACAACAACTATTTACGGTTGTTCCACTTAAAGATCCAGCTCTTTGCGAACCACTTGGACAACATTCAGGGGCATAGTGATAGCTTTGAGTTTGTGTTGTAGAGTAATTGCAAACACATGCTCGGGTATATCCACATAATCCTTCATTTTGTTGATATGTCCCATAATTATATGTGTAGTTACCATTTGGGCAGGTTGCAGAATTATCATATCCTGCAAAAACACCGTCTGAATATATATCCCTTCTATTGAGGGGCTGAGAATAACTTACTGTTCTATTAAAGGTACCGCTACATTCTGAATAACTGCTACTATTATATGCGTAAGTATAGCAAGAAGAATAAGTTATAGTTGGTGGAGTAGTATATCCACATACGTTATTAGTTTGTTGATAGGAACCATAATTATATGTTGAAGCAGGATCTGAGCACCCTGAAGTATCATATCCTGCAAAAGAACCATCTGAATATACCTCTCTTCTTTTGCGTTCTTGAAAAACAGTTACAGTTCTATTAGAAGTTCCACTGCATTCTGTATAGCTGGATGAATTTGTTGTGTAAGTATAGCAGGATGAGTAGGATATAACAGGAGGAGGAGGAGGAGGGGGGGTAGGGTTTACATACAAATAGTAAACAAACGTTATAGAATCTCCATATAAAATAGTTATGTTTTCTGATTTTGACTGGCTGATAACTTTATCGTCATCAGATAATGTTGATGTAGTAGTATACGATTTAGAATAATTTAGACCTTTAATAAAAAGAATAGATTCAGCTTGTGATCTTGTTAATCCAACTAAATTTGTAACACTTACTTTACGTGGACCAATCCTTCCAAAAAAGTATTTCATACTATGCTGTTAGGTCGCCCATTGCTACCCACGAGTTAAGACCTCTTTTTACTAATGTAGCTGAGCTCCATTGATTTCTTAACTTTAATCCTGGTGTAGAATTTACAGTAAATCCACTACCTGCAATTGTAACTTGAGAAGATCCCGTTTGTAAAATATTACATGTAAATCCAATAGGGAAAGATGTTGAGTCTAATATTATTAAAGTTCCGCCACCAGACATTTCTATCATTTTATCTGAATCATTATTCAAAAGTGTATATGATAAAGATTTAGAAATTATAGATACTGAGTCTTCTAAAGATTTAACAATAATTGATCCTACCATAGAAGAGTGATACTGGCAAGCGTAGTATAAATTATCTGGGGCATCTTGAGGTAGCTCAATTACAATAGATCCATCTTGAGCCCCTGCATTTTGTATTCCTTGATTATATATATTAGATATATTATATGCTCCAGGAGATGTTTGAATCCAAAATGGGTGTCCACTGGCACTTATAAATATTCTGTACTTTTTACCTTTTAAAAATGTAATAGCTGCATTTGATACTCCATTGACTAAGTATGATCCTGTTCCAGAATTTTTAATATAATAATCTACAGATGGCTCTGATATTAATAATTTTAAATTTATTGCTGTTTGAGTTGCATTTGATATTGGCTTATCCACATCTGTTGTATTATCTACGTTGCTAAGGTTAATCATATTTTTTGTTATACCAGATACTTGTCCAGTAAATATTGGATTGCTTAGTGGAGCTTTTAATGATAGTGCATTAGAAATTGTAACAGCATAATTTTGATCTGAACCTAAAGCATCAGAAAGTTCTTTTAGAGTATTTAAAGATTCTGGTGCTGAGTTTACTAAGTCAGATACCGCTGCCTTAACAAACGCTGTCGTTGCAATCTGTGTTGTATTTGTTGATGTTGACGCAGTTGGTGCTTTTGGTATGCCAGTTAAAGTAGCAGACTGTAATGTAGCGTATGTTGTTGCTACTAATGCAGAATCAATCTTGCGATCTAATTCTATCTGTGTTAATGCTGACACAGGTTTGTTAGAATCCAATGTATTATTTACATTTCCAAGCCCTACCATGGACTTAGTAATTCCTAAAACTGTTCCAGTAAATGTTGGACTTTCTAAATTTGATTTTAAATTTAATGCAGCTTGAGTATCATCTGAAATAGGCTTATCCATATCTGATGTATTATCAACATCTGTAAGTGTTGAATTTATTGTTATAGTATTTAAAATATCATCATAAGTTTTTGATATTTTTGTTCCTGCTACAATTGCATCATTTACAGCATCCTGTGAAAGTTCTACAATTTCTGATGGAAGAACATTTATAAATGGTAAATTATTCCAGGTTTGAGTGCCATTACCAACTTTTATTTTATTTAATGTTGTATCTAGTCCAAGTTCAGCAACTGCAAGTATCACTGTAGAACTAGCCCAAGTATATGTTGATCCTCTTCTTAATCTTATAATTGATGGCATTATGCATTACCACCATCAATATATCCAGGGTTTGGAACCTCTACATTTTCTACTGAGTATATTAAACCATCATACGTATGAACGTGATCTAGTAATCCTCTAATAGCTCCACTTGAAGTTTGCCACTGACTTCCATCAAAAAATCTAAGTTCTTTTAAAGCACTATTAAAGTAAATGTCGCCTATTCTTCCATTTGGTGGATCTGCAGATAATTCAACTGCATGGAGCGGGACTAATCTTTTTATAGATGACATCTATATGCTCCTTATCCAGTTATTACGACTCTATAAGCTCCAGCGGTAGGGGCAATTGCAAATTGTAGCTTAGTTGCGTTTGCAGAAAAATGCTCTACTCCAACTTCTACTTGCTCTTTTGAGCCACCTGTTTCATAAACCTGAACAACTACATCTTCTGAAGTTAAATTGTGAGTAATTGTATATGTTGTTGCTGATGTTGAAAGTGTCTGTGAGTACTTTCTTACAATGTGATGGTAGTTTGAATCGCCATTTGAAAGTGTCCACTTATCTTCTGATTCGTTCCAAAGAATTTCAGCATCTGCACCATCTCCACGCTCTACACGAATACCAGCATCTGTTGTAGGTGTTCCAGTAAAGTTAGAGTTAAGATTTATTTTATTATCTTGAATATTAACAGTAGTTGTATTTACAGAGTTAACTGTTCCAACTACGTTAAGATTTCCACCAACAAGCAAGTTGCCAACAATATCTACGTTATCTGGTAATCCGATTGTTACGGCTGCAGTTTCTGATCCAGAGCCAGTTATTGTAACTTGATTTGCTGTTCCAGCAATCGTTGCAATATAAGCACCAGTTGTATCTGTACCAAGTGCTACAGAGTTTGGCTGTACTGTTGTAGAAATTTGTACATTTTGAGAACCATCAAATTGAACTTCACCAACGACATCGCCAGTAAGTTGAATTTTTCTCTGTACTAAAAGCTTGCTAGATGTTGCTGCATTTCCAACTACATCTCCAGTAAATACTGCAATTACTCCAGTACCACCATTTTCAAGAATAATAGTTCCATTTGCGTTTCTTACATCACCTGTAAGATCTCCAGCTACATTACCAACTAGAGATGCTGTGATAACTCCTGCGGCAAAGTCTCCGTTTGAGTTTCTAGAAACAATAGCAGAAGCGGTATTTGCCGCTGTGGCATCTGTAACTATTGTTACAGCAGCAGTTTCGGTACCTGAATTATTTATTGTAAGGTGTGAGTCAGATGACTCAAGTGTTGCAACATAATTACCTGTTGTATCTGTACCAAGTGCGACAGAATTTGGCTTTATTATTGCTGTTAATGTTATTTCGCCACTTGCATTTGTTTGTGCTGTTCCGCTTAGGTCTCCTGCAAGGGTAATACTGATCTGTCCAGCTGATTGGAACTGAGTTCCATTATGAAAGAATAATTGATTAGATGTAGTATTGTAGTAAACCTGACCAGCTTTGCCGCCAGTTGGTGCTGTTGCAAGGTTGTGAATTACGACATTGCGTAATTCATTCTGCTTTAGATCAATATCTATAAGAAACTGTCTAGCCATTTTTTATCTCCCTTTAGGACAGGTAGGCTGTCCCAGAAAACCTAGAAGTCATGAAAAGCTTCACAGTTTTGTTACTCTCATTATACTGTACTCCAGTTTCGAATGCATTTCCACCGCTATCAATAACGGTAACATTCGGCTGAAACAATAATTCGGTATTTAGGGTAACTGTATAGTAGCCATCTGAATCTGGGGTAGAACTAACTTGAGCAAGGCTCCAGGATATCTTTTCTGAAACCTCTTGATAAAGAAGTATTGAATTTGAATTTAGCCATGAGCCATCTGTTTGCTTGGGGCCATAAAACCTATTTGTTTCAATGTCAAAGTAGAAGTCTCCTGCGACTCCATTTGAATCTATTGGAAGTCCTGATCCATTAAGGATTGTTCTTCCTACTGGACCTTGAATTCCAGAATCAGATATGATTACTTGATTATCTACCTGGATAATATTTATAAGATTAGAATTATCTGTAAAAATTGTTTCTGGCATTAGACTGTTACCGCCTTGGATATGCTAAGAGTACCTTCAAGTATTCTTGTTTTAGTTATTTGATCTGGAGCCGTAAGAACTAAATCGTAAAATGATTTAGGATATACAAGTTTACTGCTTCTAGGAGCAGATATGGTTACAGAAATTTTACCAGAAATACCATCTATAACAATCCCATCTGTACTGGTAAGTGTAAAGCAAAGGATCTTTCCACCTTGCTTATCTCTTGCCTGCATTTTTGCAGAATATCCAGTTATATCTATTGGGTTGCCTGTTGGATTTTTCCAGAAGATAGTAAACTTTGTTGTAGCACCTTCGTCTACATTAAAATTTTTTGTTAAAAATGGCATTTAGTCTCCAGGTTATAACTTAATTTTATCACAAATAGAGGTACAAGGCCAATTAGTTAATATCTACTACTTCGCAACCTTCATCTGCCGAACAAGCTAGGTTTTGACTGCCAGTTGTTGAATCTTCTATTTCATACATGCTAAGAAGTGACCACATAATAGTTTCTGGCATCTTTGCTACTGCATCTAGATATTCTTCTTCTGTAGCATCTTGATATGGAGCCTGCTTATAAGTGTGGTCCGAATAAGGCAAAAATGAAATTCCTGAAATCTCATCAAAGTGCTTCCATACCCATGAACCTACTTCCATCCACTCTTCATCTTTAACAGATACAGTAATTGATGGCTTATGCTCACACCATGCTCGCTGATATGCAAGCCAAATCTCTAGATGCTGAAGTGCTGTAAGGTCTTCTCTTAGAACTGCTCCCTTTGGAGCCTTAATAGGAAATGAGAATACTTTAGTCTGAGTAGGATTCATGAAATCATCTTCTGCTGGAACTCCTGCTTCAATAAGGAATTGAGTTAAAGGATCTTTCTTATCACCACGTACAGTACGAATGTAGTATTGGCTGTGCCATGGGTGCATACCAGAAGATACTCCAGTTAGCTGTGAAACGGTTCCTGAGGGCTTTACGCAAGTAATGGCGGCGGAGGGGTTGATACCAATCTTAGCAGCTTCTTCTACGTTTGTAGCTACTGCCAATTCACGAAGAGTATTTAAAACATCTGACAGCTTATCTAGACCCTGCTTTCCAGACATAAGATTATTTCCAAACTGACCTGTAATAGAAACACCAAGTAATCTTTCTTCTTCTGTATTTTCTTTCCAGATCTTTCTTAGGTACTTAAAGTTAGTTAGCGTTGACTGCCATGTTCCAAGAATTGTAGCTAACTCAACTTTTCTAGCTAAAATAGCTTCGTCATCATTTTCACGAACAACGATTTCTGAAAGGTTACAAAATTGATATGGACGTAAAATAATTTCTGAACAAGGGTTAGTTCCATAACGAATGTTTTCATCACGGCGGCCATACATTGCTGCCTGCTTTTGAGCGGCTTTAACATTATAAATACCACGCTCTCCAGACTTTGAATCATATAAGCTCTTCCACTCAGTAATAAAGTCTGACATTGATGGCTTATGCATATATGCAACAGAGTTATTTGCTAATGCACGATGACCAGTTGCTTCCCACCAGGCTCCTGATTTTGCCTTTGCCATATCAGAGTCACGAAGATCTGAAAGAGAAATCAAAGCCGATCGTCGAACTCCGCCAACAACAACTACTTCTCCAACCTTACACATAATGTCATGTGCTTCAATTGTTTTTAGTTTTCTACCTGCAGAGTGCTTTAGTGTATTAACACAAAACTCAAAAAGATTTACTAGTGGTTCTGGACCTGATGCACGACCACCAAATGTCTTTAGTCTTGCTCCTGCTGGTCTAACTTGAGAAACATCCCATGTTGGAATCTGACCTTGCCACAATAGTGCAAGTAGCTCTCTTAATGCCTTTGCCCAACCAGCTTTTGAATCTTCAACAACAATTACAGTATTTGATTTTTCAAAATGTTCATTTACAATAGGAAGCTTATCAACATAAACAGATTCTACAGAAAATCCTACACCAGTTCCACACATCAAGATATACATTGATTCATCAAATGAGCGGAGTGAATCAACAGGCATAAATGAGCAGTTATAGCCTGCAATGTTATCTCTATCTAAAGCTTCTCCTGCTGACATAACAGATCTCATTGATGGCATAATATTTCTATTGAATATCGCATCACGAATTTCAAGGACAAGGCTAGCAGATGGTTCGTATAAGTAATCATGCTTTAAGTGATTTGTCATATAGTAAACAAAACGATCTACAGTTTCACCCCAAGACTCACGGCGGTTATCTTCTGGCAACCATCTTGCATAACGACTTATTGCGATAAAATTTTCGTATGGATTTTCAATTACTCCTTGCATTTTCAAATACTCCTCTAGTCCCAGATATTTGGGTTAATTTTATTGGTATTACTAAGTATAGTTAATACTTTTTACTAAAAACAAATTTTTATAATTTATTTTTTAAATCTGCAAAAGCATTATTAGTCAACTGCAACCAATCATATGCTTTTATAACTTCTTCTGCTTGATCATAATAATAATCTGAAATACTATTATACTCATTAGCAGTCTTTCTTAGCAAATTGCAAAGATCTTCGTAAGAAGGCTCAACCATTAGTCCAGGGTGAGGGTTTGGCCAAGGGCTATCCACATAGTGAGATTTAAGAGCTAGGGGACCTAAGAATTTTTTATATGGTGCCCACTCTTCAGTGCAAATAACAGGCATTCCAGATGCAAGTGCTTGAAGCGGAATGAATCCAAAACCTTCTCCCCAAGAAGGATAGATCAAACAGTGATGAGAATTAAAAATACCTACAAGTTGCATTGTGGAAACTTCTTGAGATATAATTGAAATATTATTGTAAGAGTTAGATATATTACTATCTATTATATTATTATATTCATTATATACTCTAATAGTATTATATTTATAAGACTTAATCGTTAATCGGTAATCGGGATCTTTCCCAAAAACATCTGCAAAAGCTTCAAAAGTCATTTGTCCAGATTTTCTAGGTGCAGGTTCTCCAACATGTAAAAATCTTAAAGGACCACTTGTTCTTTTTCTTTTAAATGGTTTCCAGATATCTTCAACACCATGTTCATAAACTTTTATTGGCGGAGTCACTCCACAATCTTCATAAACTTTTTTTACCCAAGGTGAGGTTGCCCATACCTCATCACATTGATTTAAAGCTTCTAACCAACCCTCTTGTAACTGAGTTGATTCCCATGGCATGTATCCTATTTGATATTGATCTTTATTTAAATCAAAATAATTAGGTTGACTAAAATTTAATTGAACTGGAGCTTTTTTATATTTAAACGGAACCTTGTAACCGAGTTTTTGTAAACTTGTAACAATATTAAAACCTGCATATCCATAGCCAGTAGAAATATTTAAACTTCCTGGGTTAGTGTTAAAACTTAACATATCCATTTGACAGCCTTTCTACCTATAGGGTACGATTGTTACCTTATGAAAAATAAAAGCATAAGGGTTGCAGCCTTGAAAATACTGGTTAGTGCACTTGTTTGTGCAAGCTATCCAGGATTTAACTCCGCCGCCGCTCAAATCATTATACCAAGTTCTGAAACACAAGTAAAATACGCCTATATAGCGGATTTTAAGGGCATTAAAACCTTATCTGATGAGGACCTATCACAATTACTCTATTGTTCTGGATTCAGGGGCATGGACCTTATAGAGGCATGGTCTATAGCAAAGAAAGAATCGAACGGCAGGCCACTAGCGTACAACGGAAACATAAAAACTGGAGATAACTCTTATGGAGTTTTTCAAATCAATATGATCGGATCTATGGGTGGAGACCGTAGAGAGAAATTCAATTTGACTTATAATAAAGATTTATTGGATCCATGGACTAATGCAACTATTGCTTTTCACATGAGCAATGGTGGAGAAAACTGGTCGGCCTGGCATGGATTAACGCCAAAGACAAAACAGATTATGTCTAAGTATCCTAATTCATTTACACCATTAGAGTGTAAATGGAATAACTCAGAAATTTTTAACTAATGGATATTAGGGTAGTCCGTGAGTTTATGGTTAAAAATCCTGAAGAGCTTCTTTGTAAAAAAGATAAGATTCAGCTTCTTCCTAATCTAAGGCATGACGATACGATATATTTGTATTGCTTGCAATGTAGTGATACAATAGATTTGGGACTTGGATCCTATGACAGAATGAAAGCGGACATAAATAAAAATATTAGATAATTTTGAACAATGAGCAGACCTGGGGGAAGCACAAAGTGATAAATGATAAATGTAAGACAGAGGCTGATCATATGTATTATATGAGACCTTTAGGAATTCAGTGTAAGAAATGCGGAGATGTTTGGAGCGGAGAAGAATGACAAAAAAATGTAATACCTGTGATCCTAAATTGGCTAAAGAAAATACGGTGAGGTCATGAGTGAGTTCGCCGCAGAACAAGCCCCCGAAACAATTGATGATAATTTAGGGATAGCTACATATATTATGGTTTCTCGCATCTATGACGTACTCTGCCTAATTGCAGATGGCGTCGGAAAAG